TCATGACATCGAGATCGAATCAGTTCCTAAACTAATCAGCAAACCACTTAAGGAAAAACTTAAGTATGATGCACAGAAACTAAACTACATTAAGAAAACCAGTCGAGCAAAACTTCTTTTGGTATGAGTGACTTTTTTAAATCAGAGATGGTCAAGGGTGACCTACAAGAACTAGCAAAGATGCAAGAGTATTGCATGCGAGCTGCCATGACATTCCCTGCGCTGTCTCCCGAGAGAAAGTTAGAGTATTTCGATGTGTTGCAAGACATGATCATCAAGCAGAAGGTCTTCTATACTAGACTGAAGTTGTCTGATGATCCAGAGGCAATTGACATGGCAGAGGGCATTAAACAAGCTGCTGTCATGTTTGGAGCGTCCGAAGATGAGGATGCTAACGTTGTCTTCGATGAGCTGGTCGAAAAGATCGAGGTCATGAGAGAGACACTCAAGGCAGAAGGGTATTGACCCCGCCTTCTGCCTGTGTTATAATGTCAGAGTGACAGGGGTCACTAAAGCCACATCCTAAACATCCAACATGTCTAATTTCGCAGAACTTAAGCGCAAGTCCCAGAGCAACTTTGATTTCCTCCAGAAGGAACTTCAGAAGTCCACCAATGCAAACAGCAGCGGCGACGAACGACTCTGGAAGCCCGCACTTGACGCTTCTGGCAACGGTTACGCAGTCATCCGTTTCCTGCCAGCACCCGAGGGTGAATCCCTCCCCTGGGCAAAGCTCTACAACCACGCCTTCCAAGGTCCTGGTGGTTGGTTGATCGACAACTGCCCCACCACTAAAGGTGATCAGTGCCCTGTCTGTGCCGCAAACAACAAACTGTGGAACAGCGGAGTCGAGAGCGACAAGGAGATCGCTCGCCAACGCAAGCGTAAACTCTCCTACTACAGCAACATCTATGTCGTCAAGGATTCTGCTAATCCTGACAACGAAGGCAAGGTGTTCCTCTACAAGTACGGCAAGAAGATTCACGACAAAGTTCTTGCTGCAATGCAACCCGAGTTCGATGACGAGACCCCTGTCAATCCTTTTGACCTGTGGGAAGGTGCCAACTTCAAACTGAAGATCCGCACCATCGGTGGTTATTGGAACTACGATGCTTCCGAGTTCGCAGCACCTTCTGCATTGAGTGCTGATGATGACGAGATGGAACAATTCTGGAAGCAAGCATACAGTCTGGAAGCATTCACTACTGCCGATCAATTCAAAGCATATGATGAGATCGAGAGCCGTATGAATACTGTGCTCGGTGTCGCACGTCCTGTCCAACAGGCACAGTACGAGGAAGAAGAGGACCCCACCCCCACGGGTGGTTTCAACTCTCCTGACATCACCCCGCAAGCACCTGCACCTAGCGTCTCAACCAATGAGACCGACGACGACGATGCACTGTCCTACTTCCAGCGACTCGCTGAAGAATGATAAGATTAACGGGGGGTCACACCCCCGTTTTTTTAAGCCTTGAATTAATAAAGTCGGAAGACTTCTTGTAGTTGTTTGCCTTCTTAAATTCTTTGATGAAGGTGGGGATATAACTGTTCTTCAATAGATAGATCTCTCTACGCTTATCATTTTCCCTCTCTTCGTATTCATATGCACTGATCGCTCTGGACACAGAAGAACCAGGCACCGTAATTACATTGGTGCCATCAAAGTATTGGAACAACCCAAGGTAGAACTGCTTGGAAACTTTAAGACCAGGTTCTAGTATGGTTACGTTTCTTTTTTGTTCTGATAGATCAGTGTTGATTACCTGTGGTAGATTGATCTTACTAGTTTCATAGAATAGAATCTCACTGTATGGATCATCATACTTTGCTTCGGCATACTTTCTCAATGCATTCTCTGGCATTGGCCACTCATTGAGAGGACTGATGATGTTATTTGTCAGTAGAATGATCCAGTCGAAGTTATCTTTACCATATGTTTTGAACGCTACGGTGTCTGGTCTCTCTCCTTCTTCAATAGTATACTTGTCATAGTATAATGATTGTGTTGCTCTGTCGTTTAACTTGTAGCGTCTAAAAAAGTTCTTCGCGATAACAAAATCGGAAGTGGAGAAAGGATAACTTACTGGTTTGACATCGTACTCGATGTCTGGGATGTAATTAAAATACATTAGTAGCTCGCTCCATCTGAAATTTCATCTGCAAAGATGAGTTTGAGTTCTTTGAAAGTGATTCTAACTTCTGTAGCAACAGGAGCACCACCTTCATACGATGACCATGCACCATCAGGTGTGTGATTAATATCTAATGCAGTGATGGCACATGGTTTGTACTGTGTCACGTATTCATTTAGTGCATTGCCTGTCATGAATGCAACCTTCACTACTTTAGGTACGGTGAGCAAAGCACCCGAATCATCTGCAATCTTCTCGTTTATAATTTTACCTCCATAAGAGGGTAAGATAGCACGTTTGAATACGGTACAGATTTTCTTGATCTCTCTACTTTCTTTCAAACTTCTTGCTTGCATCTTGAAACGAAGATTGAAACCTCTCATTTCAGGTGCTTGATACATCAATTCTGTATTTGGATTCATGACAGTACCACTGACACCACTCATGATGTCTTGTGCGTTTACCTTTTGTCCAAATTTAGACGCAGCACTTGCTACTGTTTCATAACCTAGATTTTTTAGCGCACCGAGACCAACATCAACAGATCTACTGTAAGATCCGAAGTCTAAAGATCCAGATGCTCCTATGGTATTCATGACTTCTACCATGATATTACCAAATCCTTTTCCACTCCAGTTAGCACCATACTGACCGCCACTATCTTCAGGCATGTATAGTATAATATCTTTGTAGTAATCGCTGTCAGCTTTCTCTAGAAAAAGGTTGTCGTCGTGAATACTTTGACCGTAGCGACCATACATTGCTCCGAGAGAACTGTTGTCTAATTCTTTTAGTGATTGTGATCTGTTCTGTCTATTGCCACCTCTAGGTTGGAATGGTGGTACGTAATTGAAAAACTGGAACGTCACGTAGTCAGTGTCGCCAGTGATCGATCCTTCTTTTGGATACCTTAACGCTGCAGTGTTGCTGATGTCATTGTTTCTAGCTGTTGGTTGTAAGATTCCAGCACCACCACTGGTTCCACCATTTCGTGCCGCAACATCTATTGCTGCTACTGGTGCTTGAGTAACTAGTGGATGGTTTGTACTACTACCAGTTCGGAATGCATCATCAGCTCTATCGTTATCTGTAACAGTGGGAACGTCTTCGTCTACTGCCTTTACGACTAAACCTTGCCCCTTTGCTTTCGTATCAAGGAAGTCTAGGGTATCTTGATCTGTTACTTCTACCCATTTATATGTTCCCAAGTCTGAATCATCTAGGTCATACCTATAATATACTGGTGGAGATTTAACTCCACCATTAGTACCAATGTCTTGGACTACGCCATAAGTATACATCACATCTTCACCACCAAAGGAATCTAGTTTTCCTTCTGGTGTTTCGATCTTTCCTAATTCTTGTACGTTTGGTGCTGCCATTAGGTTACCATTTCCTTGTCTGATTGTTTACCGTAACCTTTAATGATACGCTGTGCTTTGATGCGATCATCGTATTTGGTTTCAGTTTCTTTCCATACTAACTCTCTGTCGTATGGTAGTCTACCTGATCCTTTGGTCATGATAAAGTCTTCGACGGGTAAGAAGATAGATGTCTCCCACTCTTCGATGGCAAGATCTAGGAACTTACTTTTACAGTGATTATAAAGATATTTATGCACCAATGTCTTGGGCATATCTATTAGACCACGCTCTAGTTTTTGAATGATCTTGACTCTCTTCTTTGGTTTGATGTAGTGTAGGTTAGCACCATAGAATCCTTCACCATCTTGCTTGATAACATAGACGAGTGGAAACTTATCATAGTATGGCAACCACTTTGACATTGCCTTGTACTCAAAGAAGTATAGGTGACCTTCCTTTACAGTATTTCGTAGTAGGTTTTCATCTTGTGCTAGATCCCTGGCGTCTCTCTTCTCTTGACGCAGCATCTTTTCTGGCGTCTCTTCGTAGGATGCAGCTAGTTGTTTTACTTTACCTTTGTACCAGGAGAGTGACTTCTTCTCTCCTGCTGTAGCGTTACTAACCTTCTCAAAGATGGTAGTATATTTGTTGTCGGATCCGAATCCTTTAGTGTTTCTTCTTGCCATTGTTCTTTATCCCTAGGTGATCTTCGGTGAGGATAATAAATTTCATCTGCCTGTCCTCACAGAAGTCCTCCGCCGCTTCCCATTTGGCGCGATTCTTAAGGTAAGTTAGAACTTCTTTCTTCCAAGCAGCTGTCTTGCGTTTTGGTTTCTCATTCGGTTTTTGTGTCTGTTTCTTTGGTTTCACTTCGACTAGATACTTTGCTACCACGCCAGTCTTTGACTTAACTTTAATATAAAAGTCGGGATAGTATCTGTGGACTCTCCCATCAGTAGGACATCTGTAAGGAATAATTACTTCCTCACTACCCCACTCAATGATGTTTCCATTATGATCACAGAAGTCCATGAACTTTCGCTCCCACAAACTGCGATAAATAATGTTAGTGGGATTGCCCTTGTACTTCCGTGGGTAGGCTGGTTTATATTTTCCAGAGTATGGCATAATGTTCCGCACACCTTCCGTATCTATTTAGATGACTAGATCTATTTCTGCATTTATTAATAGCATCGCCAAGAATGGCGGCATGTCATTCAGCAATGGATATGATATTGAGTTTGACTTTAGCAAGACTAACTCTAGAGGAGAAGGAATATCTGCTGACTTTGAATTACTGGGTGATCATCTTAACAGAGTTGTGGAAAACTACAACGCTCCTGATAGCTTGTTTAAGATGCTGTGTGATGAGGCGCAGCTACCCAACGTTCAGTCTGCTACTGGACAACTGCAAGGTAGATACTTGGGTGAGAACCAGGTGTCATATCCTTACGCAAAGTTTTACACAGACCTGACGCTGGGGTGGATGTGTGATGCTAACATGACACCACTTAAGTTCCTCACTGCATGGCACTCATTTATATTTGGTGGTTCTAAAAGTACAGCAGGTCAAGACTTTGATGACAAAATTAAATTCGCGGGTGCGAATCAAAAATTATCTGATCTGAAGACTACAACACCAAGGTCATTGATAAGACCTGTTAGACTTAACTATCCCGTGACATATCTTGCTGACTTAAGGATTACCAAGACAGAGAAGGGACCTCAAGCACCTAATGCTCGCGCCAGCATGATGTATATTTTGGAAGACATCTATCCATACTCCATCGATGCTGTGCCCATGTCGTATGGTACATCACAGATCACAAAGGTAACTGCCAACTTCTACTACGCCAAGCATACTGTCGTGTATAATGACGTGAGGAACTGGAGATAGTAAATTCACTTTTCGGTTACCTGAATTCCGAAAAATTTTTCCCGCCAAAAATCTGCTCAAAAAGTCGCGCTAAATAAATACACGATTTGAATTAATCTTCATGGCATTACCTAAACTTGGTGTTCCGACTTACGAGTTGGAACTTCCTTCGACTGGAAAGACTATTAAGTATAGACCTTTCTTGGTGAAAGAGGAGAAGGTTTTACTGCTGGCACTGGAGTCTGAAGATGAGAAAGAAGTCATCACTGCAGTCAAAAGTATCTTGAAATCCTGTGTAGTTTCTAGGATTAAGATAGATCAACTACCATCATTTGACCTAGAGTATTTGTTCCTCAAGATCAGAGGTGCTGCTGTGGGTGAAGAGATTAACATGACTGTCACCTGTACAGATGACAATGAAACTACCACCACTGCTATCATCAATATTGATGAGGTTTATGTAGATAAACCAGAGGGACATACCAACAAGATTATGCTTGACGATGAGACAGGTATCGTCATGAAGTATCCTAGTATGGATAGGTTTATTGAGTCACAGTTCTTGAATAAGCAAGTGACTACAGACGAGGTGTTCAACTTCATCGCAGAGCACATTGATCAGATCTTCCAAGGTGAGGATGTGTATGACTCTTCTACTACATCGAAGAAAGAGTTCCGTGAGTTTGTTGAGAGTCTAACTACTAAACAGTTTGAATCTGTTCAGAAGTTCTACGAAACTATGCCACGTCTGACGCATACATTTACTGTGATCAATCCTAACACAGGCAATGAATGTGCTTATACTATTGAAGGACTACAAAGTTTTTTCGCATAGCGGTCTTTCAGAATAGTTTGGAGGGATACTTCAAGACAAACTTTGCCTTGATGCAGTACCATAAATATAGTTTGACAGAGATTGAAAACATGATGCCTTGGGAACGTGAAGTATACGTTTCCCTCTTGATTCAACACATTACTGAAGAGAAAAAGAAACAAGAGGCAGCTAGAAAGACCGCTCTATGAACGAAGAAACTGACAATCAAATAGATCCGTCAGTCATAGACGACATGCCCGCAAGCGTCAAGAGATCCTTGGCGGAATTTATTAATAAGAGGGGAGGTAATGTACCTGTCCCCGAGAAGAAGAATACTGGTGTCACTAATACTAGGATTTTAAGAGTAGTAACAGGCAATCTAGTAAAGATACAGGGTCAACTCACTACGATTGACAATAGATTAGCACAACAAAATGCACTGATCAAATCTAATCTAGTAACATCTGTTGGCATGATTAATGCCATTGAACAGAGAGACAATGATCTTTCACAGAAATTTGATGAACTAACTGCTGCGTTCCAGGCACAGACTGCCTTCATGGAACAGCAGGCAGATCTTGCTGAAGATAGAGCACAGGAAGCAAGACTAGAACAACAATCAGACGCTGCATTTACTGAAGACATCTCTACCGCACAGGGTAGACAGATGAATAACCCTGTTCTCAAAGCAATTAAGAGAACATTTCAAAGACTAGGAAAGTCTTTAAGTGGAATTCTTTTAAAGAAAGGCAGAGGATTTGGTGCCAAGGCTGCCACTAGATTGGTTAAGAAGGCAGCGATTAATACTTTAGGCAAAGGAATTTATAGAAGCGTTGCCCAAACTATTTCAAGGTCTAATTCACCAGCATTGGGTGTAGCTAGACGTGTAAGTAGAAAGGGTGGTCGTTTTGCGGTAGCAGCAGTTCGTCAAGCAACACAGAAAGTTCTTCCATTATTTGTTCGTGGTCTCTTACTAGCTGATAGAATAGGAACGAAACGTGCGGCATCGTGGTTTGTTAATGGCACCAAAACATTTCAACAAATTGAAAAAATTAAGATAGCACCGAAAACTTTTACCAAACTTGCTGGTAGACCACTAGCATCTACTATTACTAAAAAGAAAACCACACAAATTATTGCTGAATCGGGAGGTAGAGCTCTACCCAGAGCAACTGCTCGCGCTACTAAAATGTTTGGTCGGGGTGGTGCCCGTGGTGCTGGTGGTTTGATGAGGCAAACCATGGGTGCAATGGCTGGTAATCCTAGTGCGGGTGTGAAGACTGTTAACAAAATGACCCGAGGTAGCACTGAAGCGTTAGAAGCAGGTTTGAAGCGCGGTAATTTAGTTCAGCGTGCTTTGATGAGTAAACCTGTTCAGGAAGCGATTGCAAAGAAACTTGGAGCAGAAGCAGCACAAAAGATAACTACAAAATTAGCATCCAAAGCAGTACCAGGACTAGGAACAATCTATGGTGCTGTTGAGGGTATTGCTCGTGGTATAATGGGTGACTGGAAAGGTATGATGCTATCATTTGGTGGTGCTGTACCTGGTGTGGGTGTCGGTTTTGCTATGCTCGATTTGTTCAGGGAGATTGATATCCCAGCATATGAGGCGCATATTGAACCTAACATGCCAATGCCTAGTGATAAGAACTTTGCTGACTTTTTCAGCACAGCATTGGGTATTGGACCTGATCAGTATGAG